GCTCCGTTCCGACAGCAACACCATTAACGTATATGCGCCCCTTAACCTCACCAGTAGGACCGCCTCCGGATTGAGCCAAGTTAAAAAATACATTAACGGTGCCTCGCCTTGAGACTGTGACTTCTTTGCGTTTCACATATGGTGTGCTGGTAGTGGAATCAAGGCCATCATCCGAGTATGTTATCACAGTGCCTGATTTATAAGGCAAGTTAGCATGTCCCGCATCTTCCTGAATAAGCCATACCTGGTCAAAGTAAATATCAGTGGAAGATCCGGGATCTGTGTCCGTGTCCCCTCCCGTGAGTAACACCCTCATATACCTTGCCGTGGCAGGCACTGCAAGGGGATAAACCCGCCTGTCCGCGCTCGTGGGATTACCATTGAGTCCTACGCCTGCAGATGTCTGATTATGCAGGGTCTCTGTGCTGATAGAGACCTGGGCATCCGTGAAGTATTCCACCTGGATCTTAATGCGCACATTGGCATTGGTAGTCCAAAAGGTCAGGGCAAGCCCATATTTCACGACATCAGGACTGCACTCGAAATAATCGGCCTCAAGGCTTCCGCCTCCGTTGCCCGCCCCGCCCGGATGGGTGAACTTGGCTATCTTGGCTCCGTGTCGCGGATCTGTCTCGTCCAGCACGAATACGCCATTGGCATATCTTGTCAGAGTCCAGTTGTCCGGAAGGTTCGGCTGGGCCGCGTCCGAGGCTATCTCAAATGAGCCATTGGATATCTGGACGGCAGCGAATGTGCCCAGCTGGCCCGCAAAAAAGTCCTGATTTTCCTGTATCTTCGCGCCAGTACTGGCAAGTATAAATCCACCAGCGTCTATTTCAGTATCATCAATTCTGTCATATGACATATCGCATCTCCTTTAATACCATACTTTACCCTCGGCACCGTAAGAGGAACCGTCCGGGATACGTTCATTTTCATCGGCCCACGCACCATAGGAGCGTTTATCATCCTCTGAGGCATCGCTGAAAGCCACGCCTGCCAATCTGTCGGGCGCCCATACCCCATAAGATACCTGAGGTTCTTTGATGGCCCTGAGGGCTATATCCTTGCTGCCGGGCTGTCTGCGTATGAGCATGAATAACCCGCCCGTCACGCCCTCGCCTGTGATATCCTCTATCTTATCGGTGGTCAGCTCCACGGTCTCGCCCGTCTTGCGCTCAAAATCCTTGAATTCCACCTTAAAGTCAATGATGGGCTGAGCTTGCAGCCTGCGGACAACATATCGCCTGAGGGCCTTGGTCACCCATGCCTCCACGACTTCCTCGGCAGTATCCCCGAAGCGGATAAAGCGGCTCTTCATGGGCTCCAGCAGTATCTCGTTGCGGTCAAGGGCACTGATAGAATTGGTATTGGCATATATATTGCCCCTGTTATATGACAGCTCCTCTTTAGCGTTGCGCCCGGGGATATGATTCCATGCCAATGAGGCGGCATTCCGGAGAGATCTGTCATTGAGGTTCACCTTCTGGCTATCTGCCCATATATTGGCGGATTCCGTGAGGGATGGGACTGTCTGGCCGGGTATATTCACGTTGCGCTTGACATTAATTGTCAGGTCTTCGCCCACCCATGTGGACACATCGAGGGGCTTCATCAGCTCATAGTACAGGATGCTTGCCAATGTAGGCTCTACGATGAAGGCCGAGTGATTGACATCCACCTCCGGGCTTGTCTTGGCCTCAGTGAAGGAAGCCACGTTAACAAAAGGCGTCAGCCCCGATAGATCAAGGATGTCCAGGGCAATATCAAAGGGGTTCTGGAAGTCCCACCACTGAACGCGCTTGACCTTCTCGCCTTCATTGAACTCAGAGGCCGTGGTTCCCTCCTGCCCCCTGCTCAGGGATGAGAATACGCCCGTGGCATCGTCCTTGGCATCATATCTTATCAGCTCTCCTGTCTCGCCCGATCCGAGGAACAGATAATTAGGCGCTGCGGGATATTCCGTGGGCTGAGTCACGGTCAACGAGGTGGACGCGGGTGTAATATCATTGGCCAGCTTGCCCTCCACACGCGGGGGCAGCTCGTTTGCTTTGTCCTCCAGCTTGGTGAGCAGGTCTTCCGCCTCGAGGGATACATTCCCTGCCGTATCCTGAGTAAAGCTCCATATATGCCCTTTAAAGGTCTCTGTGTATTCCGCGAATGTATCCCCCAGTGCGCCCTCATATTGCTGTACGAGTCTGCCCTTCAGGTTCGGGTTCCGGGCTATGAGCTTGCGCAGACGGGTGCCGGATATGCTTGAGCGGTTACGCGCATAAGGATCTCCGGCTGGTTTTAGTTCAGATGCCACAGTGGTGGCTTTATAGTTGACGAGCTTGAACTTCAGGCGGGCCTTGGCTGTCTTGGTCTCCAGTATCTCAGTGGGTGTCAGCGTCACCTTATCCAGTATGGGCTCCCAGAGAGCCTCGCCGGGGAAGGGCGTTATATCTTTGGTGCAGACCTTCCAATCCTCTGTGGTCTTGACGTAATTGGCCTTGTCCTGACATGTATGGAAGCTGTTAGTGCATTCCGCGCCCGGTTCCTTGTCTGCCGTGCAGAAGGACGCCACGCCATCATTGACGCTGTATACGTTGGCGCACTTGTCCACAGTTATGACAATAAGTGTCACCCGCTGACGGCTGAAATTATCAGTTAGCTGGCCCATTACTTATTAAATAACGCCTCCAGCGCTATGGTTGTAGTTCTTCGGCTCTGGCTGTATGGAGCTGCCCAGGTGCCTCCGGCCTTCATACGGCAGATGAATGTCTGTTTTGAATGGTTGGTATTGTCCCACGCAAAGAGGAAGGGCCTGCCTATGCCGATATGTGCCTCCATCAGTGGCCGCAGGCTGTTCTCTACCCATGTATCCGTAAGGTTATTCAACACAAGGCTGAGGGGTATCTGCTCAGGGGCCTTGTCCACGGGCAGGAAGTTCCCGCCCTCGGTCTGGCCGGATGTCCATTTGTACTTCATTGGCTGCGGATCGTATCCGTCTGCCAGATAACGGTCAAGGCTGAACTTGACGCCCAGCCTTATATACCCTATGTAAGGAATGACCGAGGCCGTGATTATCTGGATCTTCCAATATCTTGAGCTATCAGAGCTTATTGAGTGTATGAATGCCAGGTCCAGGTCAGGAGTAAAAGGCGCTTCCACCTGTGTGTAGGTGCCGCCCTCGCCAGTATGCTGGTATAGCTGACTGTTTATCGTGCCCCTGTACCCCTCTGTGTAATGCTCAAATAATGTGCTCACGGTCTGTCCGTAATCAGTATCAGTGTATGGATCTCCCCATAAGGCCCGCAGGCTGTTGGCTTCCGCCCTGACACCTGACCAGAGTATCTCGGCTGATTCTATGAGTTCATCAGATGAATTGTATATCCTGAAATACAGCTTGTTCAGATCATTATAGAGCTCTGCAATATATACGGTATCGCCTACTCCGGCGCTGGCCCTTGTGGGTGTGGTCGTCCACGCACCCGCTCCGCCATCCCAGTATTGAGCGGTTCCGCCTGAATCCCAGTACCTGAAGAACAGGTCGCCGGTGGAGTCCTGATATATGTCCGCTATGCCCGAGGCGTCAAAGGCTGCCTTAGTGGTCACGATAGGCGGGGCAGCTGCCTGACGAAGCATAAGAAGCTTTATCTCCGAGCCCGTACCGAACGCCAGGGCCTCTACTGTATGCCTAACCTTCCAAGGCACCTGAGCACGTGGGTTTAAAGGGGTGGAATAAGAGACCAGGGCCGCATCAGCAGCGGCAAGGGTTGTTACCGCCAGGCTGGTGGTCTCGGATACCGTGCCCGCCCCGCTTGTGGACTGACCGAACAGGGCTGACAGTGAGCTATCATCAAAGCTATCCGTCCTGAACACCTTCAGCTCTGATTCCGTTATGACCCCATCGGATGAAGGGTCGCCCCATACACCATACTCAAGGTCAAGGCTATCAGCTATGCTGGCCCATAGAGGCTGGGCAGACCCGTGCTCCGTGCTCTCGCTTGAATCCCATAGCTGGATGTCCGGGCCTGTACCGTCATTAATAATATATGCCACATATTGAGTTCCCAGAACGCCCGTAAAGAAGCTGGTCTGGTCGTCGACCCACGCAGAGCCTGTCCAGTACTTAAAGGAACCTGTGGATGTACGGTAGGCGATATAGAACAAGGCCTCGGCGCTTACCCTGCGGGCATAGAGCATGACCGTCAGCTTGGCGTCCACCGCTGCCACGCCTGTCTGCACCGCAGGGGCCACGGAATCCTGCCAGAGTCCCAGGCAAAGCACCTTTTCGCCATTAAGACCGAAGGGAGATGCATCAAATTTATGCTTGAGTGTATATGGTATGGCCCTGCCCTTGAGCGTATTCTTATCCCATACCATGGCAGCATCCCCCAGGCCCGTGGCAACTGCCGCCAGCTCTATGGTCTCTGTCACCGTACCACTGCCGGCAATAGCGCTCCCGAAGTTCACGGTATCAAATGAGCTGTCATCAAAGGCATCCGAGAGGGCAAGCCCCGCGCTCTTGAGCAGTTCTATGGTAGCAGCCGCTGTCTTGAGATTATGCACACCCATGCCTATGGCATCCACAATATCCGCAGCACCTGCGTCTATGATTATATCTGCTGTCCCCGCTGCCGCTGCCTTCCAGAAGGTCGCGGTCTCATCGTCCACCGCAAACTCAATGGGAAGGTCCGGGTCCTGGCTGGTAGCGATGACCGGGTTATCGTCCGTTATGCTATCCGCCAATATCTGTCCTTTTGCGTTAAGCGCCATTTATCATGCTCCCTGTACTTGTGGGAATGTCCCACGCTCTGCGAATTTATTAATGGATGGCATCAGCTTGGCTGTGAACATGTCAGGGTCAAGGTCGCCCTCTATCTGGAGAATCAATGTTGTCTGCTGGGTCTGTGCCACATCCTGCAATGGAGCCGCAGGCGCGACAGGAGCGGGTGCTGCTGAAGCCGAAGGTATGGCCCCGCTCGTGGGAGATGCCCCCGCGCTGGTAGTTCCGGGCTTGGTGCGCTTGATGGCATTCACCTGCGCTATGTTCGCGGCAAAGGCAAGGGCCGCCAGCACTACGCCAATAGCTGGGTGGGGGGCGCTTGCATATGCAGTAGTTGTAGCCTGATAAGTATTCACCAGACCCTGTGCTATGGCTATTTTCTTCTGTGTCTCAAATGAGGCGTTACCCGCCCTCGCGATTGTGGCCAGATTGCCCAGCCCGCTTTTGATGGCAGTTATCTTGGACTGCGCTGCTCTTTGTTCCAAGGCTATCTCCGCATTTTTCCTTGCCATCTGATCTTCATGTATGGCCGCAAAGTTCTCATCCATCTGACGCTCGAACTCAAGCTCCTGGAATGCCGCCTCCACTCTAACCTCTTGTAGCTGTTCCTGTGTAAGCCTCTCTTGCTCCACACGCGGGTCTGCTGCTCCGGGTTCGGAAATAGCGGCTCCGGCAGCACGATTAGCCTCTCTCTGCGCGTCTATCTTCGCGCCAAGGCCGTCAATGGTGGCGCCCACCGTATCATATGCGGCATTAGTGGCCTCGATATCAGCCCATATCTGGGCAGTCTGGTCAGCGGATGCGGAAGTAAAGTCCGCAAGACCGTTCTGCATGCTGTCAAAGGGGTTCACATCTATCTCTCCGATGGCCACAAGGCCCTCGAATATGAGATCCAGAGGCAATAACAGTGTCCTGAGACCGTCCAGTAGCACCTCCAGGGCAAAGGATATGCCCGTCATGGCGGCAGTGCCCACCAGCTTGATGCCCAGCCACGCATTATGAAAGAACCGCATGACCTCCAGGGCTATCTTGAGGCCCTTGATTATCCTGCCTTGTATAGAGGCCGCCAGATCCTCAGCGGCGTCCCGGTTATCCAGCATGGCCTTGCGCGCCTCCTGAAATACCACCGTAAATATGGGCTTGAGTTCATTGGTAAAGAGCCTGACCATGCCTGTAGTAGTACTCTGAAGCCTTAGAAGATCATCATTGAATGCTGCGGCGCTGGCCGCCGCCTCGCCCGTTATGGTGAGACCGAGCAGGTCAGACTCTTCTTTCATCAACCGCATGGCTTCCGTGCCCTGATTAATTATCTGGAGCATCTCTACTCCGCCACGTCCCATAAGGTCCTGAGCTATCTGCACACGGTCAGAGGTGTTTGCCACGCCCTCCATGGCCAATGATATGGCCTCGAACTGCTGAACGGGGTCGAGCTTCATCAGATCAGCAGCTTCCAGATTCAGCTTTGCCAGTGCATCCCGTGGGGCTGCAAGGCCCTTGGCGGCATCCGCCACGCTCTTTGGGAGTTTCTGGAATGACTTCTCAAGAGTGGCGGTGGATACTCCGGACAGCCCGGCGACATGCTGATACCTGCTCAGCTCCTCCACAGCTATATTGAGACGTCCCGCAAACTTACCGGCCTGATCCTCGGTGGCCGCCATGCGCTGGGTCAAGGCAAAGGAACCCGCAACCACGGCAGCGGATGCGGTGACCATGGCGGTGATGGCCACTGTGGTGGCCCTGAAACCTCGCCGGGCTATATCAGCAGCCTTGCTGGACGTTTTGCCATACTTGGTGGCATTGGCCCCGGCGCTCTGAAAACCTGCCCTGGTCTTATCATCCGCCATAATGCGGTTCCGTATGATGTTAATAATGCTGGTTGCCATGCTCTCCCTCTGGTTTAGATCGTTCTCTGCTTATCTCCAAACGCTCCGCCTTGAGTATCCTGAGTATATGCCACTTCCTGTCTGTCAGCGCATCCGCCTCTATGGGCTTTCCGGCATCCTGAAGGAGCATAATATCATTCAGCTCTTCCAGAACATCAAGCTCGTCCGGCTCATAGTTTGCATCCTCCCAGGCGCATGGTTCGCACCGTTGCTCAATACCCTCTTTAATGCTAATCAGCCCCTCCGGGCTATTCTCCTCTGCTGCCGCCTCGTATTCGTCTATACAATCATCACATCCATATGGCCTGTCCGCACGCTTAAAATATAAACGGAAGGCCGTTATCAGTTTTTTATGTCAATCTCCTTGACCTGTACTGCCTGCGTAATGATATGCGTCTTCTCGTCATCAGGGATATGCTCCAACTTATCCTCGGGGATACGGTTGCCAGCATCGTCAATAAAATTGACTATCTTGATGAACAGCTTATCAAAGAGCTTGACTCTTGCGCCCTCGATATCAGCGTTCTCCATGTTGAGCTTACGACCTTTAGGTCTTGAATCCTTGTTAAAAGCATTCAGCTGCTGAACTGTGGGCCGATTCAGATGTATCTCGCCGCCGCCAGCATATTCAATTACTATATTCTTGCTGAATGAGCTGCCGCCCTTCGGCTTCGGTGTATCCTGTGTGTTATCGTTCTCATTATCCATCTGTACTACTCCTTTTTGTTATAGCGGCCCCTGCCGGTCAGGGCTGGTGGAAAGGAGCGTAACCACCGGGGCCGCGTCATGAACTCCTTTATCTACTAACCCAGATAAGTCGCGGTCTCGTTATACACGTTAAGCTGGAATGCCTTGTTTGTGCCATCGTTCTGCACATCAGCTTCCAGCTCTATCTCCAGTGTAGCTCCCGGATCACCACCGCTCAGGGGCGGTGTCTTCAGCTTGAAGCGCGGGATCACCAGAGTAAAGCCCTCAAAGTACGTGCCGTCACCTATAGATGCGCCCTTGACGTTTATCTCCAGCGCCAATACATCCTGCGCCAGATAGTGGTCAAGTTCGGTCTGGTCCTTGAACCTGAGGCCCAGCTTCAGTTCTATGGTGCGCCGTCCATACTGAAGTTCCTGCAGCTCGCCATCGCCGCCCGCGCCCGCTATCATCTCCAGATTGTTATTGAAGATAACCTCCCATGACATGACCCGCTTGTTCATCGTCTCCGGAGTAGCGGAGGATATGTTCTCGGCGCCCTGCACCCATGCTGCCTGTGCAGTTATGGAGATATCTGCGCCGCTCTCCATAAAGACATCCGCCAGATTGATGGGGCTCCAGTTGTTTGAGGGCGCTGCCACAAGCGACTCGGAACTCTTGGCTCTTGCGCCTGAACCAAGCCACGCAAATTCAGCAGAGATATAACCCTCTTCCTCGCCTGATATCTTGAGAGAGTTTCCCTTGCAGCCCTTATATGTGTACTGCTGGCCGCCGAGGGAATGGAGCAACTGGAATGACTTGAGAGCCGTCCCTTCCACCACAGGAGTAAAAGCATGGCGCCACGCCTGCACCCCGGCATCAGGGGTCAGGACTTCCGCGCCAAGAACAGCAGCGGCAAAGAAGCCGATCCAATGCTCCTGACCCTTGGGGAAGGTGATAGTCCCGCCTGTGCGCTTCTCGGTTATCTCCTGATCGGTTCCGTGCTCTGTGCCTGTGACCTCTTCTTTATCGGTTGCGATACTGTCTTCCCATGTTCTCTCCAGCAGGAATCCCTTACCTGCCGTATGGGTGGTGGCATCCACCGTGGCCACGCCGGCATTGTATACGCCTCCGTCCTCTTCGGCCAAAGTCGAGGCCATAAAATGCTGATCCCATCCTTTTTTGATCTCCTGTGTCGCCATCTAGCTCACCTCCTCGGTCTTTTCTATCTTTGCCGGACGCCAACATGGCCCCGGGTTCTTATCAAATGTCGCTGTATCCTTCGGTTTGCGGGCCTTAAAGCCCTTGTATACACCATCAACGATCACAGGCTCTGAGTGCCCACAGATGCAGACATAGCTCTTCCCTGTGGGTTTGGACGTCTTCTTGTCTTTTGTATCGTTCTTTGCCATTGTCTCCCTCGCTATTGAGTGAATTCATTAAATCTGTCAGTAGGATATTCGATAGTAAATTTATATTCCTGCGTCCATATCTTCTTGCTGCCCTGATGCACGTCTCCCTGCTCCACGGGCAGGGTGGTATTGCCTGCCAACCCGGACATAAACACATCCGTGCCTATCATCTTGACAAGGTCCGCCTTTGCCTTATATATATCGGCCTCCGCCTTGGCGGATATCCTGCATGTGATAGAGAGCAGGTGGTCCGTCTGGCCCACGGTGGCATCCAGCTCGTCCTCGTTCGCGTCCTCCCATCCAAGATGGGGGAGCTTGGCCTGTGCCACGTCAGCGGTGGATGCCCTCCAGTGGGTCACGTTCTGGCCCAGATCGGTCTTATAGCCCCCAAGTATGGTGATGGTGGCAAACCGTGTGGTCAGAACGTCTATTATCTGCTGGCGGATGGTATCGCCCGCATCGGTGGGGACCGCATAGCGGTCAAGGGTTCCTGTGCGCGTTCCTTCCGCATAAACAACTCCAGATAATGTATCGGCTTCTGCGCCATAATCCACAGTGAACGGGGAAAGCTCGGATGGCATAATATTCACGTCCCCCGTGCTTGACGTACCGATAATTGATACTGCCTTGCCTGTAGCCTCTCCGGAGGTTACGCTTAATTTATACAGACCCGGCACATTCACGGCGTCCACCTCTGCAGGCGCATTTGTTGCTCCTGCGCTTGTAGCGTCCTGGGCAACGGTTAATGTATGATTTCCTGCGTCCCCTGTTTTGGGCGTGTTTGCTGAAGCGTCCCAGGCCGTATAACATCCCACGAAAGCCGCGCCCGATATTAGCAAGTCGGTTATAACCGTTGCTGGGATAATGTAGACATCCACCGTGGCTGATACACCGGCCACTGTGATTATTTTTGCCCCGTTGGTTTCGGCGGCTGTAAGTAGTAAGCGATATTCACCCGCTGCTATTTCTGCGGGGCTATTTGTAGGCGCGGATACCACGCCGTCAATAATTAATTTCAGGGTATGGTTTGCAACGTCACCCGTCTTGCCCGTGCTATTAGCGGTATCGTATGCGCTGTAATGAATGTATGCGGCTACATTATTCCTTATCATCGCACCCTCGCAAATATATGCGGCGGAATGGCGGCGGTGGATACAGGGTCATAATCAGCCCATATGCTGATAATAATCCCTGAGTTCACACCAGCAAACCCAAGGGGCAACGGGTCTAAGAATCCACCAGCATACGCCTGCGATTTAAAATATAATATCCGTGGGGTAAGACTATCATATTTCATGCGCGTCAAAGATGATTCTATTAACCAAGACACATAATAATCCGTATTTGGTTGAATGGTGGGACTCCCTGAAACACTTATATTCCAGTCATCTGATACAAACCCTGCGCCCTCAACCTGAGTAATAACAGCTTGGCCTGATGGATCGCCATTTATCTGGTTGCAATCACAGACAGCTAATTTAACCCCATCACTAGGCGCTGTAGCCACTTGATATAAGGCTATATGCAAAGCATTTATAATGCCACCGTTAGCATCAGATGTAAAAATATTCCCTTCCATAAAATCCTGTTGTGTAAATACCAATACTCCTACGGTATCGTACCCAAGGATAGGGTCTAGCCTTAACTGATGCCGCGCGCGTATAGGGTCATTTTTCCATGCCGTCACCTCTGGCGTATCGGATAATATAAGCATCTTGGCATTATCGCCATCAGGCGTGATATTCATATCAAGCAGGGGGGAACGGTTGCCGTCCTCGTCAATATAAAACGGGCTGTAAATATGACAGACCTTACCTGTCTGATATTTATTGTCCCGCTTGCCGTCTATATAGACAGCGTATGACCCCTCTGCTTCTGGCACTGAATATTGATTACCATTAGCTAAATCTTCGGGACTGATTATCTGCTTTAAAAACATCAACCCCTTTGATGCTTTAATCCTAAAGCGGATTATATCAGGCGCATCAGCAGGGCTATCAAATAGCATATCCCATTTAATGGTATTGTCATCGGTGGTATAAAACTCATGATTAAACCGTTGACCGCCCGCACCTATTGCAGCGTGCTTCACCTTGCCATCAACATGCGCCTCCGTCCTGTCGGTCATAGGGCTGTCAATATGATTCAAGTCAAGGTAATATTCGTCACTATGAAATGATGCGTTCATGGCAGGGACGAACTTATCCGCAGGGATATCTTTACCGCCCACGGTAATATCCGTGCCGATGGACTTAGACTTGGCATGGTAGCCGGAAGCGTTATCGCGGGCGGTAAGTTCCATTAGAACCTATACCCCGCCATCAGCATGGCTTTGAATTGTGAATTACTATTGCCTTCCAGGTACATGGAACTGAAGATGCTGCCCACGCGCAGGAAGGTCCACCGCCCATAGATATCAAAGCCCATGCCGCTAGAACCGCTGAGGCCATACCTCGCGCCCAGCTCCTTCTCATTCAGAGATGAAAAGAAGGGGAGGGACTTGCGTCTTGATGTAAGGGACGTTACACCCGTATCCGTATCAAACACAGCGACCACGCGCGTATGCCCCGCATAGGGCGGTATATCGCCCACAGCGGTGATCTGCTTGGTCTTATCAGATTTAATGCTTTCGGGCAGCTCTGGCAGCACCTTGATTATCCTGGTCTTCCATTTGACCACCACGCGATCCACGAGGATCTCCCTGGTCTCCACCCTCACCACGTCCTTGGGCACATCAACCTCCACATAGACGGTCTGAGTCTCAAGACGCGGGTTAAAGTAGCCATGCACAGCCGATGAGGCACATAGTATGGCGATTACGATAATTATTATTTCTCTGCGCTTAGGCACTTGGCCCCTTCGGCTCTGGCTTCATGCCCAGAAAACGCATGACGATGGCCTGAAGTACTTCGGCGCTCATGTTGCGCATGAAGTAGAACATGACAGCAGCGGCAGCCCATCCATAGGGAATATCAATTATTTCAGGATCGATACTGTCAACAGCTCTCACCACGGCGATTACAAGCCATGTGGTTATTATCATTAACGCCATCAAACGTCCGCTTGAATTCTTTATCATGATAACCTCTCTATTTCTACTTTTATATGAATATTTGCTTCTTCTCCGTATCCTTTTACGGCATCAATAACACTCTGTTTAATTTCATGCAAAGCAATTTCAATGGCTTTTTCAGGACTGCCTTGCACTTCATGACAATTTGGAGTGATAATTTTATGCTTAGCTATCATCAGTCCTCCAGTATCCTCTCGATATTACGCCAGCGGCGCTGCACATCGTCAGAGCGTATATGCCCCCAGTGCGTCTTCTCCAGCTTAAAGTTCAATATCATCTCAGCCGTGACAGGCTTAAACTGTGCCTGGAGCCATTTATGGAGCGGCCCGCCCGTGCTCATATACAACTGGTTATGATAATCCACTATATGAACCATGACGTCTTCAGAGGCCAGTTTGATTCCGTAACCGTCCACCAGGCGCTCACAGTGCTGCATGGACTTGCTTACGTGCGCACGGTCATACTGGTCAACGATGGCGCTCTTGTCTCTTAGCTTGGCGTTCAGCTTGGCCATGGAGATATCCTGGCGGATGATTCCCACCACCTCATATATGGTGAACCCGCAAGCCTCAAGGCAATGAAGCGCGTCAAAGTTATTGAGGGTATCGAACTGGACACGCCCGAAGGACCAGCCGGACTTGCCCGCGCGCTCGCCGTCAGGGTCCGAGAATTTATATGCAAGGTCGGCATTGCCGCCTATTTCATTCATTGTTATGGCCTTCATGCACAAAGCGTTTATGCGTTTTCTATTAATGGCTGATCTCCTTAATGGCATCCACAAGAGCCTTCTGCATTTTCTCCATATCTTCCTTAGTGACGATCTGCTGAATTTCCTTCTCATTTTCATATGTTTTAGCCTCGACTTTATGAGTATAAGCATAGCTGCCGGAAAGACTAATAATTATAAATGCAGTTATCCAGTAAAATGTTTTGCTCTGCAACTTTGTTCTGATATCTCTTGCATGAGAATCCATGCGATCCTTGCAGTTAACATGACGCTCTGCACAATTCGTATCACTCATGGCTGCACCTCGCTCAGGTCAAGGAGTGTCATTCCTTCGGCATCCGGACGGCCTGGGCCGATGATATAGTAATTCACAGAGTCTATGAGAAGCCTGCCCCCCTGGACAGTACCCGTCAGGTCCGAGGTCACCACAAAAGCTATGGGGTTGGATTCCTCCACTGAGACCTCGAACATGGCGGCCGCCTCGAACTCATTACGGAAGTCCACGTCTATGGATGTTCCTGCGCCGCCCTCTGCCGGCACATATGTGCCTTTAGCGCCGGAGCCTATGGCCTGCACCATGGCCCGCGTTGTATCATCAGTGAACAGGGACATTAAGGCGCGTCCCCGCTGTCTTCGTACCAGTCCATTTCTGTAAATGTGTCATTGTTCGCGGCCTCAGATACGGTATTTAGGAAATAAGATGTTAAGGGCCTCAATACAAATTCATGTATTCCGCGTGATTCTCCGCCCTGGGCCTGTCCCGAACCGAAATGGGCTTCACTGATAAGATTCCCAAGAGCCGTAACGGTCGGCGCAAGTGATATCGAAGTTGCTGATATATTAGAACTTGTCCTGTTTTTATTGACAGGGATCTTCGGTGTCCCTATATCAGACACTTCCGTAAATTCATATAGTTTCACATTGGCTTCACCACTAGCCCTTGTCTGATATATCAAATGGACAATGCCGGAAGACGCGGCGGGCGTGTTAATGAATATCTTACTGGCCGCACCTGATGCCAATGTAGCGGAATTGGTTATCTGATAAGCGTTGCCGTCGTGATTTTCGTGGTGTGCGTAATCAGTCGAAACAACAACTAGCCCCCCAGATGTCGTGACCTTGGAATAATCACCTTCGCGGTCGATTATATAACGGGGCTCAGTTGACGGCGGGACCCCGGCGGCATTGATTATTGTCACACTGGATAAAATAAGAAGAATTGCAATAAATATATATATCTGTATTGATTTCACATCGCCTCCTTTAATCAACAACCTTATGACCTATTGCTTCACATTTAATACCAACGGCGCTTGCATCGTCCCTGACGATAATTATAAATTCCTGTTCCAACGAACCGTCAAGACGAATAACTACACCCGAAGCTCCCTGACCGCCAAATACTATATTTATCCTAACCGCGCTTGTCCCTGCCGGGGCCTTTGGATCATAAATAATCTGGCCCCTGAGTGACCAGTCGGCATTATTCTTTACATTAAAAAGATTCTTCGTCGAATCCTGTCCGTCCTGTTTTCTGATAACCAAGCCATTAGTCAAGGCGGCTATATCACCGAATTGCTCGGAATCCATAACGCCAGTCCCGTTAATTATACAATTCAGTTGTGTGATATCCCACTTAACGCCATCGTTAGGCTGTAAGTGAAAAGTCTGGTCAGTGCTGGAACCATCCACTCCCATCTGATCAGTGGTCGGGGAACAATAAGCGCCTGCGGTAAAGGCAAAATCAAGTGGCATATCAAGAGTTATGGTCGTGGCTGTTGTAGATAGGACAGTCCCTTGATAATATTCATCACTCTCTTTAAGACATATCAAGTTCCCCGCAACGGCCCCGTGCCCTTCGGCTACGGTGAGGATGGTATCATTCAATGAAGTATCGGAAGTCAATGTTATTCCGGCACCTAAATGTTGATGCAACTTAATAAACAAGGCATCCGATGTCTGATCCTGAATATTTACATCAATGGAACCATTGTTGACTATCTCCAGATAATCTCCGTTACGGTCAATTACATAGACATGCCTGGTATCGGCAGGGACCCCGGCATATGCCGGGATTGCCGACATTGCCAGGGCCAACCCCATGAGGATCATGCCGATATATCTACGAAGCTTAATCACTATCCTGCCCCAGCTCCTTCTCTATGGCGTCCTTGAGCATGGCCTGAAGCTTGGGCCTGCCTGTATTGTGATGGAAGCTGATCTCGCGACCAGGCTGACCAAGGGACTCTTTGATCTCATCGTCTGACATGTCATTGAGAGTATCATCAAGGGTAGGGCCGTTGTCGTCGCCGTTGTCGTCGCCGTTGTCGTCGCCGTTGTCGTCGCCGTTGTCATGCTCAGCGTCTACGCCAGCGCGAGCTGTTCCCTCAGAATCGATGATATGGTCTTCGGCCTCCACAGGCTCAAGGCCGGTCTTGGGGCACTGGCCCGGCTCTATGCCGATGACCTCACCGCGCTTGAATCCAACCGACTGTAAAACCCTGTATGTGCCCTTGTCCACCAGTTCAAGTTTATGCTGACGGTCAGCATATTGCTCATCTGTCAGCCCTATGATGCTGCCAATAGGTATATGTACGTGTTTTCTGTTATCTTTTATCCTGAATTCTTTCATAACTCCCTTTCTTAAAAAAGCCCGCCCGACTATCTGGAGCCGGGCGGGCTCCATATCTGGTTATCTACCTCTATGCTGCTGTGGTGAACGTATGCTTAATGGCATACTGCCAGAAGCCATAGCCCACACCCTTGTTTATCTCAAGCCCGAACTGATAGCTCTTGAAATTAAAAGCATAATCGGAACCTTCTGCCAGAGCAGAAGCGGTCAAAGGCTGCTCCTGCTGCCTGATGATAGGCTTCACGCTGGCATCCGTGCGGAAGATATAGAAGGCGTCCGTGGCTGTCAGCCTCGGATTTATCTCCACTGTCACGTTGTACTTCTTCTGCCTTGCCAGAGCATTGTCTATAGCACCGCTTGTACCCTGAATGGTCATGTCAGCTATGGCAGCCTGAGCGGACGGGAACATTTCCTGTGGAACCATGACTACAAAGTTCTTGGCTGCGGTATTCATCGGCTCGTTCTGGTCATCCTTGAAGCCCGCCATGGCCGTGATGGCAGCATATATTGTGGTTGACATCTCCGCAACTGTAGCGGCATCCTTGTCCACAATAGCGCTGGTCAGCTTATTGCTTGCAGTACCGGGACTGTCAGTGCTCTCGCCCACAGGATGGTCGGTATCAAAGAAATACTCGCCATCATAGCAGGTCTCGCTTGTACCATCCACCAGCAATGTGGTTATCAGGTCAGCATCGTGGCTCTGGGCTCTTACAGTGTGGTCATTAACCCTTATCTGGAGCTGGCCGGTCTTATCCTGACGCATATCCTTTATCAGGATATCCAATGTGGATTCCCACTCCTCATTGATAATAGTATGTGAGTAATCCTTGAGGCCCTTTCTCTGGCGGCCCGCAGCCCATCTCTGAAGCCCCGGAACCTGTCCGAGCCAGCCGTATTTCTCTGAGTCCTGTGTGCTTGCAAAAGGCGGATTATTGGCGACCATGCCCAGCCAGGGCTCGCCGTTATCCACGCTAAGAGCCATGAAGTACATACCCATTATGGCCTTGCTTGTGAGTTCGCCTATTCCTTTACCCATATCGTTAAGTCTCCTTTATCTTTATCTTTCTTTCCAGGCTTACGCTGCCCGGTTTTTATTCAGCGGCCCAGGTACCTTTAAGCTCGGAAACGTACCAGCCGAGGGCGCCGTCACCCGTAACCGTTACGCGATCACCACGATTGGCGGTAGCCTTCGTGTTGATGAGGTCTTTATCATCCACGCCGGCAAGGTTCGGGCCCATGATCTTATCATTGACATTGGGATCAAGGGTTATAATGACGGTACCAAAGGCGCCTGCATTAACAAGGGTTATCGGCCCAAGTCCGGCAGCTGTGGCCGGCAAGGTCATAACCTTTGCATCCGTATCAACCCAGAAGACCTTCGAGACGTCCTGAGCATCAAAGGTCTTGTTATCAGAAAGGGTCTCATGAATACGGCCTTCGCCCAGAGGATCAACCTTGCTGGCATCGAATTCAAGTACGACTATGCCAGATGATTTCCATCTGTAAACAGTGCCTACATAGGTATTGCTTGTGCCGATGAATGAAAAAGTGGTATCATCGGAGGCATAGACTGATGCCCCTACATCCGTGATGACCGCACCGGATAGGGCGATATTTGCCAAACCCTTACTATACATCCTCACATCCGGCTTATCTCCAGCAGATCCGGCAGCATTATCCCGTGATATTTCAGCAAAACCAAGGAACCTGTCACCTGCCACAAGGGGACGGGCATAACCAGTTCCATTTTCACCCACCGCAGAACCTTCGTATATAATATCGGCAGCTATAATGGGAGCTGAATTAATAAAACCTGTCTCATACGTCTTGTTCTGGCGAGCTGTAGCGGTAGCCAAGCCAACCATCGGAGCCAGTGTCATGGCTGCCAGCAAAGCCTTACCATAGGTAGGATTGACCGACCATACGGCTGCTATGCCTATGCCGAGCAGAAGCACGAACATAAGCAGAGCCTTTAGACCCATGCCGGCTAGCATGCCCATATGGGCCGCGCGCCTGCCGGCAGATTCCTTGTGTATCTTCCTTGAAGTTTTCTTACGCATTGTCGTCACCTCCTGTCGGGCTCGTTCTGGTTCTGGCCCTGTGTATGTTTTTCTCATATGCGACAAATGCTTCTTTGGAACCGTATCCCGCCTGAGCATCCGCAGCCATCTTGGCCCACTTCTGCTCGGCAGCGACAAATGCTTCTTTGGAACCGTATCCCGCCTGAGCATCCGCATCCATCTTGGACCACTCTGCTTCTAGGGCGGCGATTGCCTCAGTTCCCGGGGCCTGAGGTTCTGCGCTGGCCTGGATGAGGTCGGCAGCATCCTTGCTCACATCCGCGCCCTTATCCTTGAGGGCGTCCTGCTGGGCCTTGATGAGCCTGCCTGCTGCCTGGTCGCCCGTGGTCTCGCCGTCCGCCACCATGGCGTCTATCTGAGCCTCAAAGCCCGGTATGAGTGTGGCCCTTACGTCAGCTATGCGCTGCGTCTCGGCCTTGGCCCCATCGCGCTTCATGGCATCCGTGTCCACGGAATCCACGCCGGCCTTAAAGGCATCGTCATGGATGGCCTGATAGACTTCGGGGAATTCTGCCTTCAATTTGTCTCTTGTCATTGTCTCTTGTCCTTTCACTTCGTCTGGTTCCGTGACATCACCGGCCACGGCTTCGACATCTTTTATATCAGATGCCATAACAACCTGCCCTTTGGATATATCTTTTACTGCTACTACCTGCGAAACACCGTTCGCATTATCAGATAAGGACGGATCACCGCCGCCCGTTTCTTCCATAATCGCATCCAAGGTTTTGATACCGTCTACCAGCCCGACCTCTATGGCCTGTTCGCCTATGAAAAAATCGCCGTTGGCCCAGACTTCATGATTCATGGCATCGATGCCACGGTTAGCGGCGACAGTATCCACAAACAGGCTATAAAAATAATCAACCTTATCTTGAAGATATGCCTCTCCAGCCTCGCTCAAAGGTTTATGTTCTGGAGCCATGCTCTTGTATTTGCCGGCCAGTATCTCCGTAATCTTAACCCCGCCAGCTTCCAGAATCTTCGACTTATCAATATGTTTCATAATTACGCCTATAGAACCTGTTATGGCGGTCTGACTATTGATATAGATCTTATCCGCCCCGCTTATGGTCCAATAGGCCTGTGAAGCGGCCTGGCCGTCCACAAGAGCGATAACTGGCTTTATACCCCGAGCTGATTTTATAAGCTCCGGGAATTCACCGTCAGCGGTTCCCCCGGGGCTATCCACGCTCATAATTATTGTATGGATTTCTGGATTATTCAGGGCAGATTTAAATTCATCCATGGCGATCTGTGTCGATACGCCCCCACTGATATTCATTAATATGTTAGCGCGCTTTGACATAATACCATTAAGCGATATAATGGCATGCCCGGAATCCATGATCTGCATATATTTGCGTTCATTGTTCAGCTTTAGACCTGTCTGAGCCTCGAACTTCTTCAGGTCTATCTTATCCCCGCCCATATGTATCCCATATATGCGCTGGATTTCCGAATACATCTTCGGCGTTATGGCCCAGACACCACCGACTATATCACTCAGTTTCATTATTCAATTCCTCCCGCGTTTCTTCTTCATCTTCCTCAGGCGGTGCGGCAGAGGTCGCAGTCCCTGCGGCAACTCCCACAGGCTCCTTGAGTCCGCCCGCGATCCGTTTATTGTTTTCCACTATCAGCTGGCGGTTGACTGTCTCAAAATCGCCGTACCCCTCGATCTTGGCTATCTCATTATCAAGGGTGCTAAGTCCGCCCGCGACTTTCAAGAGAGATGCTTCAGCCTCTTCCTTCTCTTTGATCATGCCTCGACCGGGACCTTCCCACTGTGCGCCAAGATAAGCCTTGCGCATCATGGGGTCTGTAAAGTACCCGGGTGCCTCAATGCGCCCGAGTATGACCGCCTCATCCATCCAGTTCTCATATACGGGCTGGCAGAAGTTCTCAGCCATCCACTGCCTGCGCTTCTTGAAGAACTTCCATGCCTCAAGCAGAGATGCTCTCGCTGCGCTGTATGAAGCCGTAAAATGCTTGATAAGTATCTCGAAAGGTATCTCAAGGGCCACGCCCACCTGGCGGATTATAGCCTGCACAAACGGATCAAATGCCTGATTAGGACGGCCTGGGCTGACCGATTCGATTGATTCATTAGGTTCAAGATCAACTATAGTGCCCACGCCCATCTTCAGATCAGTATCACCGCTACTCGCGCCGGTCTCGCCGCCCATATCAGTAGCCAGGTCAATACCTTCCGCGCCTTCTGTCTTGATGAATACGCTAAACATGCCGCTTATGGTAGCGGCCATCAGCTCCGCCTCTGTATAACTGCTGAGCACTTTAAGAATCTCGATCACGGGAGCAAGATATGGGATGCCCCTTGTCTGGCCCGGACGTAACTGGGTAAACAGGTGTATCACGTTACGCCGGCCCGAAGCTGCTCCAAAGGCCGGGATATTCTTCCATGCCAATGATATTTGATCGGCAAACCTTACATCTCCCGCACCCGGATACTTGTTTGCTATCCAGTATGATATGGGAGCGCCCAGGGCATCCTTTTGAACACCAGCCGTCAATGTAGGCGTATCCTGTATACCGTCTTTATTACTAAGCCTGTCACCCTCTATAAGCTGAATCGCCAGCTTGTAAGGACTCATCTCACGCTCGACAAAGGGCATAGTGGCTATCACGTCTCCTGATTCAAGCACGACCCTGAATGCCTGCTCCTGTATGGCGTAGAAATTAAGGGTTCTGGAAACATCGGCGTTCTGTGATTCAGCCCAGAGGTTAAATTCCCTCTTTGTATTCGATTCCCATAGAGTGGCATCGTCTCTGGACATGCCAAGGGCTTCAGCGTCTATAGCTGGCTTGAGCCGGAGGCCAGTACCTATCACGTTCGTGCATACCGTATTGATGGCTCCAAGGGCAAGGGGTTCATTCCTGAGCATATCCCTTGAGCGCTCTCGCATCGTTGGCAAATCAAATAATGTATCATCATCAGCACTTCCGGCCAGAGGTGTCCATTGCTTAGTCTGCCGGCGGCTTTTGGAACCACCGTAATATGAACCCGCCACAGCCTGAAACATGCGGGCCTTCATGCGTTTAGCCCCGCGAACAGGGGATAGGTAATTAACTATTTTATCAAGGCGGTTGCCTTCTATGATGGAATCTTTAGGTTTACGTTCCACGCGCTGCATTAGGACTGACTCGCTATGGTTCCGCCACGAGCACGGCGCCCTGTGCGCGTCCCTTTAGCTTCTAGACGTTCACATTCACTATTCCAGAACTTGATGCTCTCGCGTATCTCGCCCAAGTCCAGTAGTTTGACTTTTCGACCCACAATCTCCGTCTCTTGCAGACCGCCTGTTGTAAGGGCGGTCAAGGCAGCAATATGCGCGTCCAGTTGCGCCTGAGCCTGTGCAAGAGTTATTCCAGCCATGCCTTATTTTAAATAGGACAGGCTGAATTAATAAAGAATTGGATGGAAACCGTGGAAAAGATGGAAACTATGGACGGTTTATTTGATTTAGTGATGATGGTTCGAGCTAGGCGATGTTAATATGAGGTGTCCACCCCACAGAGCTCGACTGGACTATTAATCTATAAACAAAATCTTTGTTAAAAAATGTTTAAATTTTGATTGAAGAGACATCGGAGACCTTTCATCTACTGTAAAACAAGTAGGATATGGAATTATATATATGCCGCAGGATATGGAATTATACTTTATATAAGTTATCAGACCGTGGCCATAATCGATTTTTAAATCATAATCTGTTGGCGATGCTTGTTTTATCATATATCCTCCTTGGGTAATAGATACTCAAGCACAGATGCCCTGTATACTCTCTTGGGAAGGTCCGGCTCTCCGGCTTCGTTGCATAAGACCTGAAGACGGCCCTCGTCTATCATATCGTATATCTTTGACCGGCTGACCCTGAATATCTCCACCAGTTCCGCCACGAAAAACAGGGTCTTATCTCCATGCTGCTGCTTAAAGTCCTGCTCAGTCATTTGATTTTTACCGTCCTTTCAGTATATCTTCTTTGGTTAATCCCTTGCGGCGGACACGGGAGCGCTTAGCCGGGGGCTGCGGCGCTCCTGTCGGCACCATAGCCATGGCCTTACGCTCCATGCGCTCACAGACCTTATTCAGATTAAAGCTGGTAAACTGCATCAGCCAATTGAGCATGGCAAGGTTGCCCACCATACAGTCCAGCTGCTCATCATGTCCGGAGCGCTCCTTCTTTTCCCAGCTGAGCTTGGGTTTCTGGCTCTTGCTGACATTAATGCGCTTGGCGTTTGTCAGGCCCGCAAAGTAATATTCATCAAGGGTCGCGCATCCCTCTGGAGGATGCTCATAGAAGTGGATATATGCCGGGCCTTTCTCCTTGACCAGCAGGCGGCGATTAACAGACGTCTTGGCTGTATCCGTGCCTATCAGATACTGGTGGACCTTCTTGTCCTTCAGCACGTTCTTGCTGTGGCGCTCAGCCATCACGGGCTTGCCCGGTGTGGATGCGCCCTTGGTGGCGATTATGTTTAAGTGCTTACGCGGGCGCACAAAGGCAAAGACCTGCTCCTGCAGATAACCTGAATCAATACCGGTTGCCATTATCTTCAAGCGCAGACCGGTCTCATGCTCACGCGGAGCTGTCAGGTATTCGTGCAGCTCTTCCCATACCCGTGGCATGAGGGGATCTCCACGGAGCACCTTATACTCTGTGACCCAGCATTCAGTCTCACGGCCCCACGCACATACCTTGACCTCCAGGCGGTCATGCTGCACATCGGCAAAGGCAGTCAGAACCCATGCGGCTGCCGGCACCTTGGGCCCGTAATCCTCACGCCTGCTCAGCATATTGTCATCAGATACCTGCGCCGCGTTATCCTCGAAGGTCTCGCCCAGGCGGTCATTAAAGAACACCTGAAGCTTGTTCGGGTCCTTGTATGACTTCATCCATGCCCGCACCAGATCAGACCATGGGACAAAATTTGAGAATATCTGCGAGAAGTAATAGCCCGCGATGTTAGGGGTCAAGGGGATGGCTGTCTTTATCCACTCGCCCTCAAGGTTCATCTGGCGCTTCTGGAAGTGCTGAATCGGTTTATGGCAATGCTCGCATAGATAATGCGCTGTGCTGGAGTCGTTGTTTTTCCACTTGACGCCGAAATCATACTCAGCCCCTCCCCATTTGAATGTCTGCCCGTGGTCACACATGGGGCATGGCGCGTTCCATCTCCGCTGGTCAGAGGTGAGCATGAGCTGCTCGATAATAGAATATCCCTTGAGGGTAGGCTTTGATATAGCAATGTTCAGCCGGTTGGGATCATTGGCAGTACGTCCGCAGAGCTGCTCCCACGGATCACCCTCAATGCCCACGGTCCATGGCCAGCCGTCTATATCATCACCAATGGCTACGCGCTTCTGCACCATCCTGAATGGCTTGGAGGTCTGGGCTCCGTTTATATTCAGGTTGCCTCCGGGAAACTTTTTAAGAAAAGTATTATCCAGAGTCATCAGCTCCTTGATCACCTGGCAATGATTAATGAATGGCTCCAGTATCAGGTCGCTATACTTCTGAGCCTCGTCATGGCTCTGCTGCACATACGTCATAGGGCATGGGTCATGGTGGATACGCCGTCCCATCTTGTTATTAACTACCTCCGTGCCGCCCAACCTAGATGCCTTCTGCATAATGATGGTGTCTATCCATGGCTCCTGCTGCTCCACGTCCATGGGTTCTACCAGATAGGGCGTATTAGCATTGCTCCATTTGCCGGGCATGGCAGTGACTTCCGTGGGAAGATAGCGATACAGCTCAGCCCATTCACTGGTGAGCAGAGGTGGAGGTGGACGAAACATCCGCGCAGCGCGCGTGTACATCTCCTCCAGCTTCAGGCGCTCGTCTGTCTGGATGTCAGTGCTCAGGAGAATGATCCTTGAGACATTCTGGTTTAACCGTTTCTCTTATGGTCTGAACCACCATGTCCTCATAGAATATGGAATAGCTAAGGGATTTACCAACCCAATAACAGCCATAGGCAAAAGCCAAAATAATCACAATTATGCCTATCACAATCCCTATTTCACTTAATTTTTTCATCAGTCACTCTCCTTTAAGGCGGTTTCAGCTATAGTATATGGCAACTCATGAATGCCATCTATAGCCTTTATCTCCTCCAGAGCATTCTTATATTTATCGCTCTCATGGATAAATTTCTCATAATCCTTTATTCGCACCCTAACAAAAGGCCAGGTATAAACTTCCTGCCCTTCTCCATCCTCTATTGTCGGCTCTATATCAGATTCATTTTGGGTATATGTCTCCTGATGATCTTCATAGATACTGAAGATAATAGCGATTAAGAAAAGCGATCCCCAGAAATCCCCTATTAAAAGGGACCCATCCTCAATGTATATGCCCCACACGTTGCCATCAGCAACATGGGAAGTAAGCAATATCATACAGCATAAAAACTTAAAGCCCTGACTAAGGATGAAATTTACAGTCCTGTTTTTCATCAGCCACTCTCCCTCGGTGAATAATTCACGCACATGCCACGGAGCTGACCGTCAGATACTAAGTGATAATTTGTGTCCCTGGCCACCAATGCCAGCCAACAGATACGCCCATGCAGGCAAGTCTCGCATGTCTCCGAGGTCTCACCCTGGTCGGACGGCTCAGGATCATGGACTGGGTCTGGATATGATGGAGGTGGCGGCGCATCAGCTTTGGGAGGCTTTATCTCTCCCGTGCATTTATCACACCTTTTCTGCCTGCCGTCTCTTGGGGCGAATAGATCTCCGCACTGTTTACATGTTCCTTCCATATCGTTACTGTCTCCTTTTTGTTTTTGTTCTGCTTTCTGTTTTCTGAGCTTATCCTTGACCGCTTGTTTCTCCGCTACTCTAGCCTGCACGGTGCAAACTGTGCATACGCCTGATGGCGAGTTCGTCCTGGTTCCGCATTTGCACTCAGCCATCAGTCCTTCACCTCCATACTCCACAGGAACTCAGCCATCAATGGCTCTGGTGTGGTGATTATCCGTCCGAAGATTATCGCCGCGTGAGTTTCGCTCCATGGGATATCCTCCGAACCAGACACGGTCTCATCAAAGCCGTCAATCAGAGCGGTAAGGATATGGCCATAAAGGTGAGCCAGAAATGATGACCAGATATTCCGCTTGCCATCGGTGCAGTCAGGGCATGGAACATAATCTGGCTCCACAGGTTTGCCATCTACAGTACCGCCAACTTCAATCCGTCCATTCTCGCAGTCCTCTATTCCGCAGGGCCATGCCTGGATAGCTGCCTTGATGGATTCAATTGTATAGGTGGGATTAACTCTTTCAACCTCAAGACCATTGCGTTGTACATAGCCACAGAGGGCACATGTCCACGGGATATTGTGTCCTTTACGCTCATGCCAACATCCCCCGCTCGCCACCATGAACCTCTTGGATGTCTCTATCAGTTTATCCATCAGTGATGATCCTCACTCTCATCGCCAACCTTTGAATTAAAAAAATCCATATCAGATTCTTTCATCATTTTTATGGATGCAGCGCTCGCGCCAAACAAGATAGTATGACGCCAAACCTTCAGCCAAGAAGATGCCTGCTGCAATAATTGCCTGCGCTCTTTCTCGTCCATTAATCCAAAATCATGTCTATATGATAAGCAAGCATCATATAACTGAGCGTTGCTGGCCACTAAAGGTATCTGGCCAGCAGGTGCGCCAGCAGGCGAGTATGAGGCTTTAAACTGTTTGCTTAATTCCTCATATGGCTGGCCCTTTTTATCAGCCTCAATTTTCTTTCCTGCTTCAAGCCCCGCCTCCGCCATCAGCCATGTGAGTAGATCGCCAAGGTCAGGCCAGACCGTGGATGGTTTACCCTTGGCTGCTCGCCAGTGGGCAGACGCCTCCTTCGTGCGCAAGCGACCCAAATCAAAGACTAGCTGCAACCCTTTAATGTCTTCCTTCAATTCATCCCGTTCAGCACGAAGAGTATCAAGTTCCTTTTTGTTGACAGCCACAAGCGGGTCATTAATACCGGAGCCAGAGATTACAAAGCAGGGCCATGCTTTGTCAGTCTCCATTTCATCCAGTAGAGGCGTCTTGAACACCGCGCCCTCACAATGTGGCAGCACCTTGGGATATATATCTTTGCCGCACTCAGGACATTTCATCAGTCACTCTCCTTTAAGGCTGTTTCAGCTATAGTATATGGCAACTCATGAATGCCATCTATGGCCTTTATCTCCTCCAGAGCCTTCTTGTACTTAATACGCTCCGCCCAGATAGGATCAATCAATCTAAAATCCTTTATGAACTCAACCTTCAAGGCATCCAGTTGCTCACGCAGGAACTCAGGCACATGGTTCTTTTTCCAATCCTCGAACATCTCACGCGCCAAGGCATCAGTTACATTGGCCGACTTAGTCGGTGGCGCTGGTGGGGCTGGCGCTGGCTTAGGCCAATAAGCCTGATTCTTGCATGTACTATCAAGATGGACAAACAAACAACATGTCTTATATCTTAAACTTTTAAAAATAAAGAACCGCCTCGTCACAATAGGATCAAGTTTACAGTTAGACCGTCCTGTCCTATATATACAATTAATATTTCTTGGCATCAGTCACTCTCCTTTTCTGTCTTTTTTCAAACGCCTCATTGGCCTTTAGCTCGTCCTCGGTGAGAGGGCGTCCCGTCAAAGACCGCCTCAAATCAGCTATCTCCGCCATCAGCCATGTAAGCAGGTCGCCGAGGTCAGGCCATACCGTGGATGCTTCACCCTTGGCTGCCCGCCAGTGGGCAGACGCCTCCTTCATGCGCAAGCGCTGGAGATCAAATATCTCCTGGTATTCTATAACTTCTGCCTTCAAATCATCCCGCTCAGCACGAAGAGCGTCAAGCTCCTTTTTATTGACAGCCTCAAGCGGGTCATTAATACCGGAGCCAGAAATTACGAAGCAGGGCCATGCTTTGCCAGTCTCCATTTCATCCAGTAGAGGCGTCTTGAACTCCGCACCCTCACAATGTGGCAGCACCTTGGGATATATATCTTTGCCGCACTCGGGACATTTCATCAGTGGTGCTCCTCGATATCATCGCTAACAACTGAAAGATTACAAGTCTCTTCGATGGTGAAATCTATATCAGTCCCCTTTATCAGCCCCATGTAAAAACATAAGAAACTAACAACAAAATGCCATCCGGGATGGCTACGTTTAAACCATACAATACCCAAAGGAATGCTCCAATCATCAAGCGTAACACCAAAATCTATTTCAATATTATTGGTTAATCGTATCACTCAGACTCCTTTTCTCCAGCCAGTTCATTCAAGGCCGTATACACCTCAGTGGATAATGCGGTCTCAGTCTCATTTATCACCATAGACTCCGCATGCTCCGGGGCCTCCATACTCAATGCGATAACAGCCAAGGGCTTCTTGACCTTGCCGGAGTACAGCTCAAGGGCTCCTGCCTTCTTGTTATACAGCCACTTGCCGGACTTCTTTTTCTTGATGGCGTCCACATTTTTGGACAGCTCGCGCCCGAACTTAGCGGCGTACTGGAGCACAAGGCTTGCCACCTCCTGCGCCATCTTCCTTGGGATGGAGAGCAATTTGGTCTTGACCATGGCCAGCTTCTCCGCCCAGAAGATCTCAGTCTCGGCAGCCTCCACCACAAGGCCACGGGCTTGCTGATATTCAAGCAATTCATTTTGCGCTTTGACCACCTCAAGCAGGCGCCGGGCACCGTTATAGTTCGGCATCTTCTTGAGAAGTTCCTCGAGCAGCTTGATCTCCTCAGGATTAAACATGTCCTTTGCGGCTTCAAGCATCTTTTCATCACTGAAATCATCAGGTTCACCTTCAGTAATAGACCCGGCCTTCCCATTATCAGGGGTATTTTCCTTCGTGCGATGTGTTCGGGAAGGGTCTGCCCAGGTCGCCCGCGCCTTGTCAGCCAGGTGAGGGATGACCTTCCCGTTTGAATCCAGCATAATAATTTCCTGCTTAACCAACTTATTAATAAACTGGGGTGATACATTACACCTCCTGGCATATGCAGCCTGAGATATGGGAGTAGCATTATCCTCGACCGGAGGCTCACCATCTCCGAGCACCGAGGTGGTTGATTCCTCACCATTGGTCGTGGGCTTTCCTCCCGCTCCAGCCGAGCGCTTTTGGGGCGCAGTCTTTTTGCGGGTGTCCTTCTTGGCCTTGGCGGACGTTGTATTTTTCGGTTCTTTGGACGCCATTTTCTGTTTTCACATCAACCTCATAATTTATTTTATCCCTACTTTATATATTACATATTACATACTTATTATATACGCGCGTATATATTGTTAGATTATAAGCATTTTCTGACCACCCACCTGTCCATCCCCATCAACCATCAACCTCATTCCCAAACCAATTTTCGAGCGATTCCCTGCGCGCTTGCTACC